TCGCCTCTAGGGCGTTATAAGCACTCTCGTAAAGGGGATGCACCGACCATATATCAAACTGCTCATACATCGTATCTAGGTAGCTGTCCTGCCCATCTCCACCGTTACTGACGATATAAACTCCCTGCGTGGTTGCGTTTCCACTCTCGTCGTTCTTTGGAAACTCGCCAACAAAAATATTATCGCCAACTGTTCCCAGTCCACGTGTTTGTAAATATTCTGCTAAATCCTTTGCGATCATAATGATTTACCTCCAATTGATACTTTCCCACCTTTAACATATTTAACTAGCTGTGTCTGTGCTTTGAAGTATGCAGGAAACTTACGGACTATAATTTCACCAGAATCCCTTAAATAATGTGCTCCAGTCCCAGGTTTTGTATATTTTCTAACCTTTCGCTTATTATCTCCACCATATTCTTGAAATCTTGCATATGCCTTATCAACCTCAACTCTATAATGCTTTGATGTTACCTTTTTGTGCTCAATATTACTTTGTAGATCTGATTTATCTACTGGCACTTTCTTAACCTTTGCGACAGTTTCAATGTCCTTTGCCATATTGCCAAGAGCAATAGATATCGCCTTAGACGCTAGGCTAGTAAACTTATCTGTTCCATCGTATATCTTAGCTTTCATTATGAAACCTGTCTGTGCCTTACCAATAAGCACTTTATAAACTCTACGTTCGTGCTACCCAAACGTCTTGCCTTTGTGATCACATCAACTCTGTAATAATCACTTCCATATGCCAATATATCCCCTACCTCTACTCCACTATCAGAAGAGACGTGCACCATAGCGTCTGCGTCCAACTCCTCACGTCCATCCACCCCCCTTGTTATGTCGTTGATCTCCCGAAATCGGCAAGGTATCGCAGCCGTAGCTCCGTATACGAAATCTCCACCCTCATTTCGAGAAGCAGTTACCTTGGTTACGGTGTCCACTAAAAGATGATTGATCATACATAAACCTGCCTATACTTAGCCAACGTCTTTGAAAGTAAATCGTCTTGCTCAATTTCAGATTGCATTTCATATGAATAACCCTCAATGCTCTCTTTCTTATATCCGTTCGGATTTATAATTCCTGCCGATACTAGCTTAAAACAGGCCAACTTAACATCAGCAGGGACTTCATCTCCATCTAAACTTGAAAACTTAGCCGTAACCTTAACGTTTCTAATACCGTATGGAAACCTTGCGTTCCTCATCCTCAAAGACCACTTAACATTTAAGTTCTTCGGCTCCTCAACATATTCATCATCTGTAAGAGTGTTTGTTATTGACTCGTCTGAATTAGTGATTGCCACCTCGGTAATCTCTGTGCAAGGATCAATATATATCTCCTGCTCTCCACCATCAAAATAACGGCTTTCCTCGGTCGCTACATTAAAATTAGTATCCGTATAATTATCAATCGCAATTTCGGCTGCACTTAAAAGAATCGGAAAAGAGGCCTCCTCGGCCGTGCTAAGATCCCTTTTTAGGTATGCTTCCAACTCTGCTTGATCTATATATGACATCTTTCTTTCTCCTACTCTTTATTTTATCACACTTAGAACACTTACCACATTTACAAAAAATTGGTTCAAGAATAGCACTATGTCGTATGTTATGTATGTTTATCATATGCCTGTCCCTGCCTCCGTAAAGAAGCAGGGCAGATATACGACTAAGAAATGTTGGCTGGGCCAATATGTCCGAGTCGACGGCCATTACCATTAGTTTCATCAACTAAAGCTCTGAACGTTACCTCTACGATCCGTTGCTCATCAATCTTGTAGTTTAGGGCTACAGACTCAACAGATACAGCTTTATAGACAACTATGTCCTCACTGTCATCTGCTGCTGCGTTTTTAGCAGGATGTAGCACAAGTTGCTTAGCGTCTTGGCTCAATAGATATCCAGCGTCTGTGCCGAAACCTACTCTTTCACCAGAGCTACCTAGATCGTGATCACCCTCGGGATTAGCGATATTAAGATTTGAAGCTATTACCTCAGCTAGATAAACCTTAACCGTTAGATTTTGACCCGTAAGAGCTATATCAACTGGCATACTACCATATTGATCAACTACTAAATCCTCACTCTCACGTTCAAACTCAAACTCTACACCATCCTTTGTATGACCAAGGTCTACGCCACCGAACTGAACTGTGCAGTGACCGATCCTTGTGTTTAGCTTATTTGCCATCTCACTAACTCCTTTCTAAAGTTAATTATTAGGGTTAGCTTACTGTTCCAGTTCCAAGTAGGCAGAAAGCATTGGCGTGACGGGCAACACCCAACATTCGAGTCCAACCAAGCATAGCTCGGCCACCCTCTAGGGCTAGGTTAAAGTCGTTACCGTCCTCATCCTTAACAGTTGCTTCACGCAACATTTCGATCTCAAGACCACGCTTCACATAAAGCTTGTAGTGCTTTAGATCTCCAAAGATACCGAAAGCCTCGTTAGATCCTACGTTAGCATACTTAGGCATTACAGATACTGGCACAACAGTAGATCCCCAAGGAGTAGTTGGAGCAGATGGATTTGGCTGGAATAGATATCGATCCTCATTATCCTTAGTTTGACGTAGCTTAGTCCATACAGTCTTATTCATAAACCAGACTGCATTTTCTGAAGCGTCGTCGTTTAGCTTATCTTCTGCATCCATTACGTCATCCCAATCAAGATCGGTAATAGCAGACCCAACAGTTTGGGCTTCTGTTCCTGCTAGGTTCAAAATACCAGACGAAGCGTCCGTAAAGACAATTTCATCAGCTTTCTTACCACGTGCACGTGCAAACTCTGCGGCTGTTTCATCCCAGTAGTTTACAGCAGAATCTTGATCAAGTTCCTCTGTAATAGAAGCGATCGCTCTAAACTTACGTAGATCAGCAGTAACTTGACCGATTGAAATCTTAACACCTGGAGTTGATCCGTGTTCAGCGACTTCAGTAAACTCAAATCCACTAGCTTTTCTATTAAGTTTTACAGAGTTACCAGAAACTTGACGAACATCAGCATACTTGAAAGCAACACCGTGCTTATCTTGTAGCGACTCAATACTTGCGTCAAAGTCTGGATCAGGGACTAGGTAAGCACCATCAGCGTCGGTAGTAATGTTACCATAACCAGACTTCTCACGAAGTTCAGCTGTGATAGCGTTATACTCACGCACTAAATCCATATTACCAGAAGCTAATGCCTTACAAGCCTTAGCAAATCTAACCTCTTTGGTTTCAGCGGCTAGACCAGTTGCGGCCTTTTCTTCAGTTCCCTTGTTGGCGTCTTGATCCTTATCATCAACACCTTTGTCAACGTTTTTTTCGGTTGCTTCAATAACAGCGGCTTTAACTGTGTCTACAACGGCACCTTTAACAGCCTCTACTACGTCGCCTTTGATAGCGTCAGCAACACCTTTAACCAAATCTTCTTGGTTAAGTTCGAGTTCTTTTACTTCACTCATTTTGACTCTCCACTTCCGTCATTTGTAATCAGACGGACTTTTAGTTTTTTTATTACAGTTTCGGAAACCGTATTGGCTTCCTTTGCCTTACGAAGCACGAGCTTTATCTTCTCACGCCCCTCTGGACTTTTCGCCGACACTTCGGAGATGCCATCGACCCCGCCCTCGAGTGCGACACTAATATCTTTTAGGGTTTTCACCCACGACATTATCTCATTCTGCGACTTACCCTCTAACTTTTCTCTAAGATGTTTCAAAAGGGATTTTTCATAGTCTTTATTAAATTCTTCTTCTGTCTTACCAATTGCCTTAGCTAGAACACCTGCGTCCCTGTTAGCACCAACGTTGCATACAGAAAACTCAATCATCTCTAGCTTCTTAATTGTCTGATAGTCATCGCTCCATTCCTCAACAATTCCACCAATAGAAGCGTCTTTAATATATTCTCCAACGATCAGCTTATACACGTCCTTTGCAAAATCCAATTCCTCGGTTGCAAACTGCACAATCGCTTTCAAAGCCCCTTCGGTCTTATCTTTCCAAATCTTTATAGTCTTACCAATAGGCAAGGCGTAGTGGTCGTGTGACCAAAGAACAGTCCCTTTATAATTCTTGATGTTGATACCTGCTTGATCAATCTGTTCTCCGTGACGATCTACGGATCCAGTCGATACAATAAATTCAACCTGCCCGTATGGCAGTTCCTTTTTTGACACCTTTGAGATGTCGCAATTCACTTTCCGTTTTTCCCCAACCTGCTTTTCCTTTGCCATATTTTCCTCCTAAAGAAAAAGAGCCCAAAAACCAATACAATACGTATGGTTCTGGGCCCTTTGGCCTCTGTGAACTTTTATTATGCTTTTATTATAGCACGACTTTTTATCTTGTCAATTTCCTGCGTCAAATGGTTACTAAATATGAATTCAGAAGTTACGTAATCTATTCTAACTATCTCCTTGCAACTTCGACACTTAATCGTAATCCCGTATGCGATCCCACATTTACCAACCTCAAATAAGTGTCTCCCACATTTAGGGCATTGAATTGACTTCATACTCTTACCAACTTTCTCCTCAAACTATCACTGCCAGAGTTTGTCTTATCTACACGATCATAAATACGTCCACGATCATCTTC